GAGCATTACCAAAGCCTGAGAGACAACAGCCAGCGCAAGTACCTACTGGGATAGTCAATGCTAAACAAGCAGCGATTGATGACATTAAATCGTCACTTGGCATCTACGACGCAACACTAGGCAACAATCCCAGTGACCAAAGCGGCAAAGCGGTATTATCATTGCAGCGTCAAGCTTCACAAGGAACGTTCCACTATTCGGCAAACATGGCGCGATCAATTCGTCAAGCAGGGCGTATTCTTGTTGAGTGGATTCCAAAAGTTTACGATACGGCGCGGATTATGCGAATCATCGGTGAAGATGACGAGATTGACCACGTTAAAATTGACCCAGATATGGACGGTGCGAAAGGTGAAATTGAAGACGAACGCGGCGAAATACAGAAAATATACAATCTTTCAGTTGGGCGTTACGATGTTTACGCAGATGTTGGAGCTAGTTACGCAACCAAAAGGCAAGAGTCAGCAGAGTCAATGATGAATTTGGTGCAATCTTACCCAGATATTATGCAAGTAGCCGGTGATTTGATTATCAAAAACCTTGATTGGGCAGGTAGTGACGTAATCAGCGAACGCATGAAAAAGATGTTGCCTCCACAACTTCAAGAGCCAGAGAAAGGACAGCAATCACCCGACCAAGCAGCGCAACAAGCTCAGCAACAAATGGAACAAATGGCTAATCAAATGGAACACATGAGCCAAGAAATAGCACGGCTCAGCGACGACAAAGACATAAAGATTTTGGAACTTTATATTAAACGCTTTGATGCTGAAACCAAGCGAATCAAAACCATTGCTGATATTGAAGCGGGAACAGCACCTGGTATCGAACCAACCACGCTTGAAATCGAAGCGCACGTTAACCAAATGCTAAACGACGAACACGCCCGTGAGCTTGCGATTAATCAAGAGATTCACAAACAGCACATGGACTTAAATCCACCACAACCGCAAATGCAGGAATCGCCACAGCGTGAGGCGACTGAATCAGTACAAGAACCGCAAGCTATTGAACAAGAAGAGGCGATGCAATGATTTTTAAATGTACATTGGTGCGAATAGCAAATGAGCTGGGCGTTGGCTTAGGAGATTTATTGGTACGCTTGCAAACATTTAGACAGACAATCGATGGCGAAACAGCAAACAATATTGTTTTAAATTTTATTGAAACGAGGCAGCTTTTACATACTTATCCGACAGCAAAGGCGGTTATTGAGTTTGAAAAAAAGATTTATGCAGAGAGACCCTGCAAATACCACCAAGATGAAGACAAGAGAATTGCACCAACACCCTGATTATATCGAAGCCGTTGAACTATCCTATTTTTTAGGTGTCATTGATAAAAAAAAGCGTGATGAGTTATTGAAAAAGCGTATAATTAAATCGTCAATAGCTATAAAGTAATAGCGGTGCTGTCTTAATTGTATCAGGCACTTATCCAGATTAGCGGACTGGTTGACTAGCTCAGAAAACGCGGTATGTGTAACCATATCGCGGTTGAGTGAATATCAATGTCGGTTGCAACGACATAACAATTTTATAAAAGCCCGTTTATTGTCTAGTATTGCAACTGCTAGACGGTTTCGGGCTTTTTTATTGGGGAATTGAAAGTGAAAGCACTAATTATCACAGCACTGGTACTATTATCCAGCACAGTCAACGCACAGCTAAACGTGCCTTACGGCTACCAACAGCAAAACCAGCCACAGCAAGACTGGACGCAACAAAACCGCGATAGACAAGAGCGGCAACAACACGAATTAAACGAGCGGTGGCGGCAAGAACGCGAGTATCAGCAACGCGAGCGGCAAATACAGCAAGGGCAGCAATTAATTAATGAGTTGAGACGATGAAAATAACGCTAGAGTTTGACTATCCGCACGAACTAACGGCATTATTAGTTGAGTTGGCAATCAAGATTGAACAGCCAGAGCATTGTGCCGCTCCACGCGAACCAATGACTCCAGCACAAATGCAAGAGGCATTGCGACCAGCGATTAATTCTAAAAGTCATGAGTCAGCAATATACAAGCGATTCAATGAAGCACCGATTAGTCACGACACACAAAGGCAACAAAATGACTGAAACCACAGCAGAATACACAGCACCAGAACGCTACACAATTTTAAGCAACGAAGAGCCGGCGGAGACGACAGAAGTTGAGCAGATACCAGCAAGCGAAGAAGCGGCAGCGGTTGAATCAGAGCCAGAAGTCGAAAGCGAGGTTGAACAAACACCAGAGCAGCGCAAGAAAGACGCACAAAACCGCATTAGACAGCTTGCGAACGAAAAAAGGGAATTAGCGAACGAAAACCGAGAGTTAAAGGAGAGAATAGCGGCTCAGGAATCGGCAAAATCACAGCCAATTCAAGGCGAGCCAAACCCAGACAATTACCCGGGTGGAACTTATAACGATAACTATCGCAACGACTTACGCAAGTACGCAAAGGCAGAAGCACTAGCAGAAGTCCAAGCCGAGCATCATCAAAAAACGATAGAAGCTGAAAAGCAGAAAGTTATTAAACGGGAAATCGAGTTTGAACAATCGCACCCCGGATATTCCGATGCAGTCAAATACTTTATGGACGCAGGGATTGCAGACGGTGGCGTAGCAGATGCACTTATTGAGCTAGAAAACGGATTGGATATTGTTTACCAAATTGGAACAGACCCAGACCTGTTTGATGAATTTGAAGCAATGACACCGGCGCAACGGCTGATGAGAATCGGCATGATGTCAGCGCAAAACAGTACAGCACCAACGCAAAAAACCGCAAGAATAAGCCAAGCGGCAAAACCGATTACGCCAGTGTCAGGCGGCAAGACAGTACTGACAGGTCAAGCCGCGATTGATGCAGCACTTAAGCATAATGCGAATGGGCATATTGATTATGATGCTTACAAAGCGGCGGTTAAGGCGGCTAAGCAATAGCCTATTGACAAAAGCTAATAAATAAAGTAGTTTAACCACATTCGAAGCCTAACGTAATAGGCACTGCTTTACCATCAAACACAGTAAAAAAAGCGTTATCTAGGTTGTCGCGTCCTACTGAGAAATTAACTATTTTTCAATAGGACGCTATCATGCCTAATCAATTACTTACCAACGCAGCAATCACAACCAAGTGTCTTGAGGTTTTAGAAAACCAACTGACATTTTCAAGCCAAATCAGCCGACAATACGATAGCCAGTTTGCAGGATCAGGCGGCAAAATCGGGGCGACTATCAACGTTCGCAAACCATCACGCTACCAAGTCACAACCGGTCAAGCACTTGTTGTGCAGCCTAGCGTCGAAACTTACACGCCTGTCACTCTGACCAATCAAGACCATGTTGACTTAGGTGCGTCTTCTGTTGATTACACGCTGAATATCAATGACTTTGAAGAACAATTCATCGTTCCGGCAATGGCGGCATTAGCGAATAAAATCGACTACAACGGCTTGCAAATGGCGTATAAAAATACCTATAACTTTGTAGGCACGGCAGGTCAATTAATCGGCACACCAACAAGCGCACAGGCTTTAATGGCTATCGCACAAGCTGGGCAAAAGCTGGACGAAAACGCTTGTCCACGCGACGGCAAACGCTCAGCGATTATTTCACCAGCAACTAACACCGGCTTAGTGACTGCTAACGCCTCGCTGTTCAATCCGCAAACCAGCATTAGCGATCAATACAAGAATGGGCGTATGGGCTCGAATGTTTTGGGATTGGATTTTTACGGCGACCAAAACGTACCCATGTTTACCGCTGGTACGCAGAACGCGACGTTTGCAGTTAGCGCAGCGGCTCAAGGTGGGGGTAACACTATTCAAGCGGACGCTACCACAGCATTCACTTTGGCAACGGCAGCAATCACCGGTACGCTAACAGCGGGTACAGTCTTTACGATTGCCGGCGTTTTTGCGGTCAATCCACAAAGCCGCGTATCTACCGGTTCTTTGCAAAACTTTGTTGTTAGAACCGATACTTTGGCAGGTGCGACCTCTGTCTCTATCTCGCCTTATCCAATTTTTAGCGGTGCGTTTCAAAATGTCACAAGCACCACGAACAACATTGCAGCAGCGGCAACCTGTACGATCCTGTCTGGCTTAAACAGCGCACAGTACCCACAAAATATTATCATGCACAAATCAGCTTTCACTTTGGCTTGTGCGGATTTAAAACGTCCGACAGGTAACGGTGGATCAGAAATTGCCAACTCAAAAGCCGCTGGTTTATCTATCCGTTTGATTAAGGATTGGTATGACGTGCAGAGCGATAATTTCTATACTCGTATCGATGTATTGTACGGTTTTGCCGCCCTCTATCCGGAGCTTAGTGTGAGGTTATCAGGCTAAACAAATACTTAGCCGCGTTTAACCGCGTGGCTTTACCAATTTTAAGAGGATTTACCCATGGCAGCACCAAATATCGTTTCATCCCAACTCGCAAGTTTTATGCACATTTCAGCCGTTCAGCTTGCATTAACACCAGCGGCTTGTGGAGCAGCAACAGCAACCGAGCAGACCTTTACCGTGACTGGTTTATCAGTCGGCGATTCTTTACAAGCTCAGGATATTATCCTGAACGTTTACAAGCCAACTGCACAGACTGGATTAGCGATTGGTTCGAGCCGTGTTAGCGCGGCTAACACAATTTCAATTCAGTTTATCAACCCGACAGCCGGCAGCATCACACCAACGGCGGGAGAGCTGTACACAATCACTGTGTTCCGACCATATGAAACAGTAGACGCTACCGCGACAGTAGTTTAATACCGCAACACCAGCCCTCAGCAATGGGGGCTTTTCACATCAAAAAGGGCTAGCCAATGCAAGCAACAGTAAAAGAGCTTATCCAAGATAGTTTAACAATGCTGATGGTGTATAGCCCCGACACGGTACTAACCGCGTTAGAGTCTAATACCGCTATCCGAGCATTGAACGGTTTAATCGAGTCGTTGAATAACGAAAACTTGATTATTAACGCGGTCACAAAAGAAGATTTTACCCTTGTGGGCGGGCAGGATGCTTACACATGGGGCACAGGCGGCGACTTTAACAGCGCACGACCAACTGTTATCAAGGCATGTACGGCGGCTGTAACTAGCGTATCTGGCAACGTTGATTTTCCAGTGCCGATTATCCAGTATGACAGCTATGCTGTTATCAAAATGAAAACGTTACAAACTAATTACCCTCAGTATGTTTACGCGGACGGCGGCTATCCGCTCAACACGTTGTATTTTTACCCAGTGCCAAGTAGTGCCGTACCGGTCACGATTTACAGTTATAAATCGCTTCCTGAGTTCACAAATTCCAGCGACCCAATTGTTTTTCCGACAGGCTACTATCGCATGTTTGTGGCTTTGTTGGCGATTGAGCTTGCACCGAGCTATCAAGTAGCAGCGAGTCAAAGCATTATCGACATTGCCACACAAGCTAAGCAGAACGTTATGCTTACCAACAAAAAGATTCTTACTATGCAAACAGACCCTGCACTTGTCGGTCATGGTGGGCGTTACAATATCTTTAGTGACAAGTCCGGCGGTCAATAATGGCAACCGATGTTAGGGTGTTTGGCAATAACGTAAAATCAAAGTCATCGACTATCACAGCCGAAGACCGAACTAACGTCTATTTTGACATTCCGACAGAGCCAGACCGCGCGCCTGTTGCAGCGTACGGAACACCCGGTACAGAATCGTTTTGTTATCCGTCCGGTGCAGTAACACGCGGAATGTACTACATGCCAAGCACTGGCGGTGCGATGGTTTTGCAAGGTAGAAAGCTGTTTTTGATAAATGGTACAACTCCTACACTCAAAGCCACATTACCAAACTCAAACGACACCGACGGATCAGCACACTTTACCGACAACGGCACACAGCTTTTAATCATCACCAGTGGTTTTGGCTACATTGTAGACACTAAAAACGCATTTAAGATTTATGACATAAGCGTTAAATTACCAGAGGGTGGAAGCGATAGTTGCACATTTTTGGACGGCTATTTTATTGTCAATCGTCGCAACACACAGCAGTTTTACATTAGCGCACCTTATGACGGCTTGACGTGGAACGCTTTGGATTTTGCCAGTGCAGAATCATCACCTGATAATTTAGTGGCTGTGGCAGCTAACAACGGCTACCTGCATTTATTAGGCGAATTAAGCACGGAAATATGGGTTAATAATGGCGGCTCGCTATTCCCGTTTGACAGAATTCAAGGCGCGACTATCACCTACGGTCTCGTGAGCATCGACAGCTTAGCGGTTATCAAT